TCTTGAGTTTAATGACAGATTTCTGTACTACTTTGGAAAACTACGTGGACCGAAATGGACAGAGGAAGATATAGAGTTAACAAATGGATGCAAACTTATTTCAAAGAGTAATGTCGCAGGAATCAGAGGAGGAGCAAAACTCCACAAGAGATACGACCTCATCGTACTTGACGACTTTGAACATGAAGCAAACACAATCACAAGAGATGCCAGGGATAAGAACGCTAATCTTGTCACTGCCGTTGTATATCCTGCTATCGAGCCTCATACTGGGCGTCTTCGTGTCAATGGTACTCCTGTACACTATGACAGTTTTATTAATAATCTTCTTACTAACTATGCAAGAGCTAAGAAAGCGAATAAAGATTTTGCTTGGGAAATAGTTACTTATAAAGCTATTCTACCATCAGGTGAACCATTGTGGTCTTCATTTTTTCCAACATCTAAACTAGATGAGAAAAAGAAATTCTATCAGGATTCAGGACAATCTGCAAAATTCTATCAAGAATATATGATGGAAGTACAGAGTCTTGAAGATTCTTTATGGAATAGAGATCATATAAAATATTGGGAAGGTTACTATGATTATGAAATTGAATCAAATCAAAACTATATTGTTATCAATGGTGAGCAAGTTCCAGTCAACTGCTTTGTTGGGTGTGACCCTGCTACTGACATTAATACTAAAGAGTCTGACTTTTCTGTTATCATGGCTATTGCGATTGATACGGAAAATAATCTCTATGTATTAGAATACGAGAGGCATCGCTCTATACCAACAATCGGTCAAAAAGGAGTTGATGGAAAGACAATTGGAAGAAAAGGAGTTGTAGATTATATCTTAGAGTTACATGAAAAGTATCATTGTACATCATCTACTGTTGAAGATGTGGCTATGAATAGAAGTGTATTCCAAGCTTTAAATGAAGAAAGAAGAAGACAGAATAGATTTGATATAGCAGTTATACCAGAAAAACCTGGGGGAACTCAGAAGGTAAATAGAGTATATTCTGGATTATCTGGTCGCTTTAGTATGGGTACAATTCATGTTAGAGATAATATGTTTGATTTAATTAATGAAATTATTACATTCGGACCGAGAATGGCACATGATGATACAGTTGAGACTCTTTATTATGCTCAACTTCATGCTTTTCCACCTAATGTGAAAAGGGATGAAAATTCTAAATCATGGTATGTTCCAAAGAAAAAAGCTAAGAGCTGGATAGTAGCTTAAATTAGAGAGAGGCAATATGGCAGAACCGAGTAAAGCTTATAAAAAATCATTTGGTTTAAAATCAAATAAAGGTAGTTTATTTAAACATTCTAAATTACCATTGGTATACGATGAAAGAGGTAAGCTATCCAAAGTTTTATCAGACACAAGTAAAAAAGAAAGAGGTTTGTATTCACAACGTAGTGACTTAGATACTAGTGCTGTAGATAAAGCAGTATTTATGGATATAAATAAAAAGAAACCTTCTAAGAGTTCTGGTGAAAAATTAGCTGGAAGTATTGTTGAGGGAGCACAAAGTTTGTATGACCTAATTGGTGTTAAGATAAATATGGATAAGAAAGGAATAGACTTTGATATGGGACAAGGTGGTTCTGTTGATATACCTTTTGGTAAGAATTGGGATTTCAATGTTTGGTACAAACAGGGAGAGAAAGGTGGACCAGCTCCATCTGATTATAACTTTGGTGTAAAAATTAAAAGGGCAATATAGGAGAGATATGGCTGATATAAGAAAATATTTTATTAATAAATTTGGTGGAACTGAAGAACAACTAAATACTTTTATGGATCAAATTAAACGAGTAGAAAGTAATAGAAATGATATAGCCCAAGAAGGAGGTGGTCCAGGTAGGGGTTTCTATCAATTTGAAAAGACAGCAAAAAATAAAAAAGGGGAGTATGTACAAGCTGGAGCAATGACAGCTAGAAATAGACTCAAAAATTTATATGTTGAGATGGGAGAAAAACATCCAGAATGGTTAGATAAGCAAGAAGGAATGAGAGACCCAAGTATTGGGTTTGATGTTTTAGGCTTATCGCCAGAACAACAAGATTCACTTTTTCTTGCTGATTTTTATTATAAAAAAATTAGAGGATTAGATAAAGAACAAAAAAAGAACCTAATTAAAAATGCACTAGAATCTGGTAATGCTAGAGAAGCTTGGGTACACGGTCACTGGGCTGGTCCAGAAGAAGATGTAGAAAAAAAATTAGCACAGTTTGATAGAAATGTTAAACTAGGTGGTAGTATAGCTGGAGATAATCTTGTAAAACAAAGTGTTATTGATGAAGAGAACAGGGGAACAATAGAAGAAAAAGGATGAAAGAGTTTTATTTCTTTTCTTATTAAATTATGGCAACACAAAAAGAAAAAGCACAAATAAATAAACAACTTTGGGATAGGTCAAACAATTCCCATCGTGTTCGTTGGCAATCTATAAGTCAAAAGTCTTATGACTTTTATCTTAACGAACAACTTTCTAAAGAAGAACAAGAAACTTTAGAAGAAGCAGGAATGCCTACTTTTACTATCAATAGGGTAACTCCTATTATAGAAACAATGAAATACTTTGTTACTGCTAACAACCCTAGATGGAAAGCAGTAGGAGTAGAAGGTAGTGATACTGATGTTGCTCAAGTACATTCTGATATAGCTGATTATTGTTGGTATCTATCAAATGGTAAATCTTTATATGGTCAAGTTATTCTTGATAGTTTAACAAAAGGAATTGGATACTTCCTTGTAGACGTTGATAGAGATGCAGACCTCGGTAAAGGAGAAGTTGTTTTTAAAAGAATTGACCCTTACGATGTTTATGTAGACCCAATGAGTAGAGACTTCTTATTTACAGATGCAAACTTTATTTTAGTAAGAAAGAATCTTTCAAGAACTCAGTTAATGAATCTATTCCCAAAACATAAAGCTAAGATTAAAAATGCAAGTGGAGAAGCTGAGATTGTAACTTACTCAAAAAGAGATACTGGAGTATCTGATAATATACAAGCTGAAGATATTACAAATACTGTTACACCAGAAGCTGAAGACGATCAAATAGTATCATATTATGAATGTTATCAAAAAGTAAAGATTCCTTATGTAAATGTTTTTATTAAAATACCTCCTAGTGAAGAAGAACTAGCTGAGATTAATAGACTTGTTTCTATACAACTTGAAGAATTTCAAAAAGAAACTGAAGTACAATTATTAGAAAAACAAAAACAAATTCAAGAAGCTCTACAATCTGGTGAGATGATTCAAGAAAGAGCCAAACTTGAAATGGAACGTGCTCAAAAAATGTCAGAACAAGCAGTTCAAGAGAAACGAGCCGAGCTTATGTCTATGGCTCAAGATAGAGCCACAAAAATTGAACAACAAGTTATCACTAAAAAAGAATATAATGTTCTTATCAAGAATCAAGCTGTAGCTGCCAACATAGTTGAAGCTATAGATTTTCATGAGAGTAGGATAAAAGTTGTATGTAGTGTAGGGGATGACGTTTTCTTATACGAATATATGTTACAACAAACGGAATATCCCATTATTCCAATGCCTTATACATATACTGGAACGCCTTACCCAATGAGCGCAGTCACCCCCTTAATTGGAAAACAGCAGGAAATCAATAAAGCACATCAAATAATGCTTCATAATGCTAACCTTGCCTCTAACTTAAGATGGCTATATGAAGAAGGTTCTGTACCCGAAGGAGAATGGGAGCAATATGCTTCCGCTCCAGGTGCTTTATTGAAATATAGACAGGGGTTCAATCCTCCGACTCCTGTCTTACCTGCTAGTATCAATAATGCTTTTTATACTGTAAGTCAAGAAGGAAAGCAAGATGTTGAATACATAGCTGGTATACATTCATCTATGATGGGAATTGCGAGAGCACAACCAGAAACATATAGAGGTTTATTAGCTAATGATGAATATGGTACACGAAGAATTAAAGCTTGGATGGGTAATACAGTAGAACCAGCTCTTGAACATCTAGGAAGAGTATTTAAAGAAGTTGCTCAAGATACCTATAAAATAGATAAGGTATTTAGAATTGTTCAGCCAGAAGCTGGTCAAAGTCCAGATGAACAAGAAAAAGAAATAAGAATTAATATTCCAGTTTATAACGATTATGGTCAAGCTGTAAGTAAATGGATGGATTATTCATCTGCAAAGTTTGATGTTCGTATAGTAGCTGGAGCTACAATGCCAGTTAATAGATGGGCATTACTTGAAGAATACTTTAGATGGTTCCAGTCTGGTCTTATTGATGACATAGCTATGGTTGCTGAGACTGATATAAGAGGTAAGAAACAATTATTACAAAGAAAGTCAATGTACTCTCAATTACAAAGTCAGGTACAACAGATGGAAGATTCAATGAAAGATAAAGATGGAACTATTGAAACATTAGAGAGACAACTTGTACAAGCAGGTATAAAAGATAGAGTTCGTTCTGGAAGCCTTCAACAAGAGAAGGGTGTATTAGAATCCGAAGCTCAACAAAAATTACTAAGAAACTTGATGAAAGGTGAATTTGACACAGCTAGAAAACAGCTAAAGATGGACATGGATCAAGTTGCTAATGATGTTAGGACTACTGAACAAAAGGAAGTTCCTAATGTTAAAGAAAAATAAATTGCAAATAACAACAAAATTTTCTTAACTTAAAATCAAAGGAGATATAAGAGTATGGAAAAACAAGTAGACAACTTACTAGAAGATACTAGTAACCTCGAAAGTAATGTTACCGAAGCACCTCAATCTGATGACTTTTTTGCTCAGTTAGATAGTGATGTAAATGGTGGTATACTCGAAGAAGAAAATATTGATACTTCTGTAACATCTGCTGCGGGTGATAACAAACCTCAGAACAGTAAGGGCGAAGGTCAGGCAACTCAAAGTCAAGACGATGTTGACACTTTGAGACAAAGGTACTCTGATTCAAGTAAAGAGGGAAAACGACTTAGTGGTCGTTTGAACGAACTTGAGCCTTATGTACCGATCATAGATGCTATGAAAGACGACCCCAATTTAGTTACTCATGTGAGAAATTATTTTGAAGGGGGTGGTCAAGCACCTACAAGCATGAAAGAACAACTTCAACTTGATGAAGATTTCGTGTTTGACCCAGACGATGCAGTCTCGAACCCAAGTTCAGATTCTGCTAGAGTACTACAAGGAACTATTGATGGAGTTGTCCAGAAAAGACTAAATGGTGCTTTAAGCAATCAGAAAGCTGAAAACAAAAGATTAACTCAAGAATCCGATTTTCGTCAGAAATATGAAATGAATGACGAACAATGGAGTGACTTTGTTTCTTTTGCAAAAGATAAGACACTATCTCTTGATGATATTTATTATCTCAAGAATAGAGAATCTAGGGAAACGAATATTGCTCGTGATGCCAGTACCCAAGTAGCTCAGCAGATGAAAGACGTTAATCAACGACCCCAATCTCTAGCCACTTCTGGCAGTCAAACAGTAGAAACCTCACAAGACGACCAAGTTTTTGAAAGCATATTAGGTATAGATAAGCATCTTGATTCAGCATTTGGTTAATCGGTTTTAACCAGTGCTTTAACCTAATATAAGGAGAAGTCAAAATGGCTGACTTATTTTCGCTCGAGTCAACTGGTGATGTAGCTAGTGGAGCGGCTGGTTCCAGACTTGGAACTAGTCTAAGCACTGGTGCTCTTCGTAGAAAATATAATTTTGGAGATAGAGTCTCTGAGCTAGGAATAGCTTCAGACCCTTTTTTCAGAATGGTATCAAAACTTGCGAAGAAACCAACAGATGACCCAGAGTTTAAATTCACAGAACGAAGACCTTCTTTTCATAAACGATATGCTTATATTGTAGCTCATGATGATAATGGTACTGTTGAACCACATGATTCAGAGCTAGAGCGTTCAGATTCTACTGCTGTAGCTTCTGCTGTCGGAGATGAAATAGGTCTTTATATGGCTACTGATTATAAATCATCTGGTAATAATTCCAGTGTTTATGGTCAAAGTGGTGATAAAGTCACAGTTGGTGGCACAGGAACTCGACCAGAGTTTTTTATGCCAGGACAACTAGTGAAAGTACCTGTTATGAGTGCTACTACTGGAACAACAATCGGTGGTTATCATGTCATCAAAGTAACTTCTGTAGTTACTTCAGACCTTAGTGGTAATGCTGGTGTTGATAATGATAATATGGAATGTAAATTAGTTAAAGGAAATATTGTAAAGTTTGAAAGCGGCAATAATGAATTAGCATCTTTCGCTTACAATGCTTCTGCTGGCGACAATGGATTCCAAACTGGTTCTAGTAATGGTTCTAATGAAGTATATGATCGTTCAATCGCTGGAGATCTTGAACCAATACGTTCTTACGTTATTGGTACTGCTCATGAACAAGGTTCTGGGTATCCAGAAACTTGGAAAGATCAACCTTTCTCAACTGGCTATGGTCGTACTCAAATTTGGAAGACTGCAATGGCAATGGATAACACAACTCGTGCTACCGTGCTAAAGTATGAAGCCAATGAGTGGGCTAGAGTTTGGCGTGAAAAGTTGATTGAGCATAAATGGGATATTGAACAAAGTATTTTGTTTGGTTCTCAATTAGACTCAGGTGAAGAGTGGTATACACAAGGTGCTGTTGATTACATTTCTAGTTATGGTAATGTATTTAG